CTACGCCTGACTGTCGCATGGTCGTCGGCGTTCTCCCGGCGGGCTCGCTCAATAAACGCTGAGGGGACTCCCGCCATGATGACGGCGAACGCTGCGATCAGGGCGACGACTACTTCGGTAGTCATACGGCTACTTTCGGAGTCTTGTCGCCGAGGACGTAGCGAAGATGCCACGGCTCGGACTGAAGCTCCCATGAGAAGCCGAAGCGAAGCGCGTGATCGAGTAGCCATTCGAGGCGACCGTTCTTCCCGACGTTCCAGATGTCGACGGCGAGCCCCCATCCGTGGTTACTCGTACCCGGGCAGGCCGCCGCAGCCATGCCGGGGCGGAGCCAATAGACGACGCCGTCGCACGTCCGAGTAGGGCGTCCCTTGTGTACCTCCTGCGTGTAACGCTGACGAAAGACGGCTCGCTGAACGGTGAGCGGGCGATAGGTGTCGAAGCTCGTCGTCGGGCGTAGACGAATCTCGTTGAGCCGAGCGGCTTCACGCATGAGACGCCACGCTTCCGCAGCTGACGGGTAGAGCTTTCCGAACGGTTCGATCGCAACGAGTTTCGTCTTCGTGAGCTCGCCGTTCTTCTCGCCCTTGAGTCCGGGCGGGAAGACGGGCTTTACTATCGGGAGATCACGAGCCACGACCGAAAGCCGAGTCTTTCGGATTCGCCCATCTAATGAGCGGCGGCAGGAGTGCGGCGATCGCAGCCTTCAGGATGTCTTCCGGGTCGGTCGCCCCGGCTGCGATGACTGCGGCGATAGCGCCGATGACGCTCCGAACGTAGGACGCGAGAGCGGCTTTCTGCTGAGGCGTGAGACTAGGCACGTTCAGACTCCGAGAAGTGCGGCGACTTCCGCTTCAGAGAGTCCTAATGCGGCGAGCTTAGAGAGTGCTGACGCTTTAGCCGCGGCTCTCGAGTCTGCGAGAGCGGCGAGTTCTTCGGCGACTTCGGGCCATGCGTCTTCTAGCGACTTTCTGCTCGGCTTGTTTCCTCCGTCGAGCATGACGAGCTGATCGTAATCGTTCGCGTTCATCGACCATAAGCGGCCCTTGTGTCTGCGAGTCAGAACTTCGGAATAGTCGATCACGGGAGAACCTCGATCGCGGTAATCGTAGAAGCGTTTCGGGGCGTGTAGTTATGATCTGAGTCGCTCGCCGAGCGATTACAGTAAATCGTATCGGTCGCCGATCCGTTATCCAGATAGCCGAGGTCGATGCCATAAGTCGTAGCCGACGTGGTCGCCGGACTGTCGAGATAGACGAGGCTAAGAGTAAGCGCGCTGCGTCCCGCGTGATACCCGGAAGCTGCGAGTCTAAGTCTGTTACTTGCCGTGTCTCCGCGATACGTCGCGGTGTTTCCGCCGCTGAACTTCGCGCCGACGGCGGGCGCAGTAGCGGCAGCACATACGACGGAAGCGATCAGTAGAACTTTATTAGATGCGCTCGAGGGTGTAATAGTGACCGTTAGTCCGGTAACTGCTGAGAACGCACCGACCGCCGTAGAAGCGCTGAACGTGTCGGTCTTTACGGTGCTCACGACCTGAAGAGCGGCAGAAAGGCCGAGCTGCTTCCACGAAGTGCCGTCATAGTAGTAAGTCTTATCATCCGATTCCAGATAAGCGAACTGACCTTCGGCTAACACCTTCTCGCCGCTTCCGCCGAATCCGTTCGTTCGCGCGGTCGAGTCCGCGAAGACGGGGATCCCGGAGTTCGTGACGTTGAGGTCGGCGGCGGTGAGCACTTCCCCGGCGACATACGAGGGGACTGAGGTCGTGGCGTTCGCTCCCATAGGTGCTAGAGCCTACCCTACGAGAGGACGTTCGTAGAGTCGATGATTCCGTAGACGGCGTCATCGAGGAGGAGGGCGTAGACGATCTCGGTCGGTGACGTGTAGAACGTGACCGTCTCGCCGCGAGTGTCTACGCGGTGCTCGATGCCTTCGACGGCGAGCTCCTCCGTCACAGTGAGCGGGCTTCCGCTCGTGAAGGTGCGCTTGACGCTGATCGTGTCGCCGATCTCGACGGCTGCGACCGCGTTCTTCTGCCCGGTCGTGAGTGATCCGAAGAAGGTCGTCACGCCGGAGAAGCGCGGAGTCGGGGAGCCGTTGAGGAGGTAGTTCGCGAGGTCGAGCGCCTGCGTGTCGGTCGAGAGGAGCGAGTTCGTGATCGTCTCGGCTTGAGTGAAGTAGAGTCCGATCGAGGTCGAGTCGGTGGCAGTCTGAGCGGTTCCGCCTTGCCTCTGAACGGTGACGCGGTTCAGGACGTCGTCGACGGTGAAGTCGACGAACACTTCCCGGAACGGTGTCCCGGTTCCGTCGTCGGCGAACGAGACGGACGGCCCCGAGAGCGTGTTCCCGATTCGAGGCTCGAAGACGAGGTCGCCGTCGGATGCCCGGACGAAGAGCCGTCCGCGTTCCGCTTCGTCTACTTGCCGCAGGTACTCGAGGGCGTTCGTGCCTTCCGTGATCGCATAGTTCCCGAGTGTCGCCGTCCCGGTCGTAATGTCTCGCAGGCTCGCGCTCCATCCGACTTCTGTTCGGTCGAGAACGGTCGTCACTCGAGCCGAGGAGAGCTCAGCGGAGGGCGTGAAAGCGTTTAGGAACGAGTTCGCGAGAATGAAGAGGTCGTCTGCGGCGATGATTGTGACCGTCGGAATCTTCTTCGGGCCGACGTAGTCATAGGTGAAGTCGATGACGCGACCGCGGAAGATGACCGTCGAGTTACGGGTAATGCGTACTTGTCGAAGCGGTGAGAGTCCCGGCGTGTCGTCGAACTCGTCCCAATAGATCGAGGCTTCGTTATACGGGTCGAACGCTCGAGTCTTGTCTATGGCGACGATCGTCGCTCGCCCCGGTGCGATCGAGTCGAGGGTTCGCTTCTTGCCGCGGAAGAAGTTCACGCTCTGAACGGTGATCTCCGAGAACTGATCGACGCCGTCGAGGACGTAGGTCGTCCCGTCGAGGACTCCTTGCTGAACGTCGTCGAGGGTGAAGCCGTCACCGAAGCCGACGTCGAGCTCTACGGTGAGCGTCCCACCGGTGACGATGTTCGAGGGCATGATCTAGACGGCGATCGCTACGTCGATCGGGCCGCTCGTGAGGTTATAAGTCTGGAGGGCTTCGACGATGAGGTTCGGAAGATTCGCGTCCGCCGAGACGGTGTTTACGACGACATTCACGACGCCGCCCGCCATCCCGTCGAGTAGTGCTTCGTTGCCCATAGCCGCACCGAATCCGCCGCCTCCGCCCGCTCCGAAGACTTCCGTCGACGGCAGAATCTGAACGACGCCCTCACGGAGTCCGCCGCCGATACCGCCGCCGCCTCCACCAATACCGCCTCCGCCTCCGCCTCCGCCCGCCGAAGGTTCGCCCTCTTCCGGGACGACGGGAAGCACTACCGGGGGAATGATCGGCATGATCGGATTCTCTCGAGTGTTGCCGGGGAAGACGGTCGGCGCTGCTCCGGTCGGCCCGGTATCGCGCTGGAAGTCCGTCTTCATTCGTCCGAGCCTGACGTCCTGCGAGAGATAGTCAACGTCCGGGAGGAACGGGATCGCGTTATAGCCGCGAATGAGCGTGTTTAGCGTGTAGTTCGTAGCGTTCGCGACCTTTTCGATTCCGGCGATGATGAGGTTCACGAACTCTGCTACGCGCTCCATAAGGTCGCGTCCGGTCTGCCACTGATCCTTAGACAGTCCTTCGAGAGTGATAGAGACGGCTGCGAACGCAGCCGCGACCGTCGCCGCCATAGCGCGAGACGAGACGGCGAAGCGGCCCATCGCAACACTCGAGTTATTTATCGCGAGCGTCAGTCCGTTTACGAGCGCCGTAACTGTCTGGATGAATGCGAGCGTCTTCAGCGCGACATAGAAGCCCGTCACGGCGAGAGTCGCGTTTATGATCGTCTTCGTCGCGAAGCCCGCCTCGGAGTAGAAGCCGAAGAGCTTCTCCGTCGTGAGGTCGAGCACTCCTCCGAGTCCTCGTTCGGAGAAGACATCCGCGAACTCTTGTACGATCGGGACGACGTTGTCGGAGACGAACGCGGCGAGCTTCTCGAGCATAGGCAGGAAGGCATAGCCGATCTGCTCGACGATCTCACTCATCGCAACATTCAGCCGAGCCATACGTCCCTCGAAGGTGTCCGCGGCTGCTGCCGACGCTCCGCCGAAGTTCGCGGTGAGCTGATCGAGGACGTCATTCATAGACGCGCCGTCCTTTATCATCTGAGCCATCTCCGGGGAGAGCCCGCGGAGCGCTCTCATGTTCCCTTCGTATCCTTTCGCGAGGGCGTCGGCGACGGTCGTCGCATCCATTTGGAGGGCGGTAGCGATGTCGAGGACGAGCGTCATCTGCTTAGTGCTCTCTTCGATGTCGCGAGTCCCTCTCGTTAGTGCCGCATACGCCGGGCGAAGCTTGTCGTCCGCGACCCCGGTCGCGAGAGCCA